TGCTGTAAGGCTCTTCTATGAAGCAGGAAGCCGCACCCATTATGGGGGCGGTAGTTGACTTCGAGACAATAATTCGTTCTTAGCTTTCCTGAGGAGTGCCAAAATAGTATTACTTCGTACAAAATGAACACCACCCATTACTTTTGATACTTTCTCGTCTATTTGAGTTTGCCTTGATGGTTCAAAAGGGGATAAAACAAAAGGTTTATTTGTCCCATCAAACCCATACTTAGCATTATTTATAGCTCTTGTTACAGTAAATCTTAATTTTTGTACTTTACTGATTTGTGGTAATTTAATATCTCTAGGATTATTCTTAGTTATCATAACAAAACTTACAGTGTGAACTACCGCACCCGCAAGGGGTGCGGCAAGGGGCATAGTTAAGCAGAACCTTTAATTATCCCAGCGTCAACAAGTGCATCTCTGATTGCCATAGTTAATGTCGCAGTCTCTACAAGCGTAGCTGTATTTGGATCAATAGCTGCCTGGTCTGCATCTGCTGGTTGAGTAATAGGAGCGGCACCCCAAAAACCCATCAAATCACCATCAGAAGCACCATAAGTTGTACCATTTGTTGTACCTGTATGAATAATACTTCCTTCAGCATTATAAATCTCACCTGTCCAACTGGTACCATTCCATACAACAAGACAGTTATTTTCACTTTCTATTCGGGCAACCCAATTAAGAGATGGTGGATAAAATCTCCATGCACCATTAATATAATAAGCTACTTGATTTTCTTTCCCTGTCCAAGCATCTGTAGCTCCAACATGATTTACTAAATGTAAATCTCCCTCAGATGGAGTACCAGGTGGAGTTGTACGGTCTCTGTCAATTACAGATAGTGCGTATAATGCACCAATCTTTATAAGGTTGGCATCCATCCCTGTTTTCCATTCAGTTTCACCTAAATCCCAACCATAAGATAAATTAAGTCTAGGTTCATGTAATTCAGCCATTAGCTTACTCCTCCATAAAATTTTCCATAATTAAATCCATATCCAGCAAATTCTACTGTGATATTGTGTGTTTGATGTGAAATCTTTGAATCTCTGGTTGACTCAAGTTCAATACGCACTTTTGAATATGGATCATTAAGTACAGCTTTATAAATAGTTCCATTTATATCAACTTCATCAAGTAATAATATACCATCAGGATCATACACACGCAAATTATATAATACATTAGCTTCCGGACCAATATCTCCATAATCCTGGTGGAATATATCATTTGTTTGTGTCAGTCTATCTCTGTGTGACCATGTTACAGTAAATGAACCAAGTGTTGTATTTTCTGGAAGTGATGGATCATATCCACTGGTTGCTTCAGGATATGCTTCATCATTTATTTTTACATTTCCAGGAGGGTATGGTTTGTTCATCCGGGCTTCAGCAGTCTTGGTAACAACATCTGGGACTTGGAGTTCTGATATTCTTCCATTCCCTGTTGCTGGGAGAAATTTGAAATCAACTACATCACTAACTGCGTATGTTACACGATCTTTGGCACTATACATCCCGTCACATAATTGAAATGTAGTACCAATACTATGATTTGTTGGGACAGTATCATGAATACCACGAGCAACTTGTATTTGATCCTTATTTTGATTTATACCAACTATTTGAACAAGTTCATCACCAAGATAACCATACCTACCATAGTATTCACCAACTGAAAGTCCTTCTGATAATATTTTATCAAGTTCCAACCAGGAATAAACTTCAGGCTTTATCTCATTTTGAATAGTATATAATGGTGAGAATTGCCCCACAGCACGCCTATTAAAATTACCTGTACCTATTTTGTCCCATAATTCATAATCAGTATATGTGTAAGATGGAGCATCTGCTATACCATGAAAATAAGTATCCGTATCATGAATTGTATCAGTAACTGTAGGTTCATCACTTTTAAATATTTCATATATAGCTTGATAATAAGTAACTTCTTCAACTCTATATATACTTAATGGTTGTGGATCTTGTGATGGATCTTGCCACATAGTATCATCAGGATCACTAATTACAGTTTGTTCAAACCCAAATATATCAGTTACTGCATCTATACGTATTACACTGTTATCAAGAGTGCCTATATCAACAGAAGTAACACGCATAATATGATTAGATATTCCCAATTTGTCCCATTCAAATATAAAAACATCTCCAGGTTCTAATCCATATTGTGTTCTATTGACAATGATTGTAATTTTTGAAATAGGAACAGATAATTGAAGTAACTCACGGGAAGCTGCTTTGGATGCAACAGAGGCTTTAGTGAACCCAAAATACTCTTTTGTAGCATTTATAACTCTACCAACAGCAGCAATATTTGCAGAATCACTAACTGTTACTGAATCAGCAGAATCATTTTCTCTGTTAGTGAATTTAACTGTTACATGATTAATTGTTTCTGAAGTAGCCTTAGTTTCATAATTCTCTAATGAAATTATATTACTCTCATTGAGTATAGGGATACTTAATCCAGCATAATCATCCCTGATAAGTTTTAATGTAAACAGTCCAGTTTTATAGGATTGGAATAATACACCGTTAATATGGGCTAATACAGTCTTCATGAAATCATCTAATGAACAATCCTTATTCCATAACATGGATATACCATATCCTTCATTTTCCAATGTTATAGAAGAAAAAAAGAAAGAATCTTCATCAATAGCTTCGGGAGGATACCCTAAACCACCCCATGAAGTATTTGTCAAACACTCATATAAAATATGGCTTGGGTTCATATCTCCATCTATTTCACACAAAGCATCATTCCACCCCATCTTTGTCCGTTTAGCTCTGATCTCCCAAGGATATATTTGTGGTGTATTACAAGTTAATGTCATATGGTTTAATACAAAACCAAAAACACCTCGATGTGCAGATATATCATTACCTATAACACGAACCAAATAAGGATTTTTACCCTGTGTAGCACCGCCAAATTCTATATCAACATATCCTTCTATTCCACCAGAACCATCCTGACCACCAAATAATTCTTTTTGATTTATATAAAGATGAGTATTTGTAGTGATACTTGTCCCAGAACGAACAACTATTTCTTTTACCCATTCTGTTCCATTCCAAACCCATTCTTCTGTAATATATGTATTACCAGCTTTCCATATAGGTTTTTTATTTACCAGAATAGCATGAAGTTCATCTACTGATTGGCAGAATACCATGTGTATTCCTGCTTTATACCAGTAACCAGCTACAGTACAAGTACCACCGCCTTTACCACCACCCATAATTTTTCAACCAAGGGGACTGCCTGCTTTAGCCGGCAGAAGAATTGGTTGCCTCCTTTTCTACTATTTCAACTATTTCAACAAATCGAGCATCTTTAATATTTTTTATCAGGTCAACAGAGATACCATTAAATACAAGCTCGTTCCATGATATACCATGTTTCTTTAATTCTGCTCGTAGCCCACGATTACAGTAATCATGTTTTACTTTAAAATGCCTTAAATAAACTTTTATTTCTGACATAGGCATTACCTAAGTGAACTAAGAGCACCTTTCATAAGGGTATAACGCTATATCACCATACCATACTACATTAGGAGCTTTTATATGTTTTGTTCCAAATAATACAGGTATAGGATCAGAAGCAGTTACAATAGGCATTTCAACCTCTTTGGGTTTCAAATTTAAATCACTTTCTGTATCAGTAAAAAGTAATACATATACAATTGCAACAACAACCTGTATTATTAAAAGTATAAAGAAATTCCAAACAGACCTCCTTTACGAGCACCTTTCATAAGGGTATAACGCTATATCACCATACCATACTACATTAGGAGCTTTTATATTTCTTGTCCCAAACAATACAGGTATAGGATCAGAAGCAGTTACAATAGGTATTTCAACCTCTTTGGGTTTAAGCCCTGTATCTGGCATCTCTGTTCTAAAAAATATATCTAATAGTAAATATATTACTATTTGAATTATTAATTGTATGAAAAAAGTCCAACCACACCTCTCTGAATTTGGGAGCGGGGGGGTGAATCGAACACCCGACCTTCAGCTTTGGAGGCTGACGAGCTTACCTACTGCTCCACCCCGCTACACAGTTTCCTTGACTAATTCACCGATATTACTTATAATATTTTAATTAACTGTTGATTACCTCAATGAAACTCTAAATGGATTTTTTAATGGTATATGCGGAAACCCACCAAAATTTAATTCATTATTAAATCTATTTCGGCAAGTATAAAAATTTTTATCACATCCAGGATATAATATTATTGTATTTCCAACAATCGGAGTATTTGAAAATGCACCATTAATAGTCAAATTACTTCCGCTATGTGTCATAATCATACGTCTTTCATGACCATATTTCAAGATACCATTAACAAAATAACCATTACTATATCCAGCAGCTTCTGAAACTTCTACAGCATTATTAGAAACAGAAGCAACTGTACCATTTACAATAAACGAATCTTTATCTAACCTACAAAATTCATCAAATAATGTATGGTTACAAATTCGTTGGAATATTCTTTTTAATCCTGGTTTTTTAATAGTAGTAAATGATGATTCACCTCTCAATATAGCTTCATTATTTTTTAACTTTGCTGAAAGTATTCTACCTCTCCAATATGGATGTGCACTATTATCTTCATAATGATATTTATAAATATCAAGAAATACATATCCCTCCATCCATTGTAAAAATAATCTATATACAGGATCATCATAAGCAAGATGTATATCAACACTCACTTTATTTATATCGTCTGAATTACTGAATTTACTCCGTTTTATGTACCTGGGAGTAAACGTAACACTACTACCATCAAGTACAAGTATAGTCACTGCAACATTAGCACTTGTATATGTGTATTCAGTACCTAAATAATTAAAGTGATAGCATTCTATAGGTTCGCCATCGTGTTGGCTTATTTCTCTTAATTCAAAACTCATAATAAAACTTACGTTTCCATATATGGTAAAGTAACAATGTCAAATTCAGTCTCAAATTTGCCATCTGCAATCCAATTTAAAACAATCTCATCACTATCCATTCTTACATATTCAAGCCATTGGATTGCAGCTACATTATGTGGACCAGTATCAACAGGTAACGGAGAATCAATCGTCAATTCTTCCACAGCAGGAGCTAAAGGATTTACAAATGAGTCTGATACTCTTCTATGCTCAATTGTTCCATCTTTATAAATAATTCTTATATGTGATCTGCTATGACAACCATCCAGTGATATAAAATAATTTATATTTTTTACATACAATACAATATCACCTTGTATTGTTGTAGAAGTTAGTTCAAGAGAAGTACTTGGATTAGCAACCCAAAATGGTTTCCATCTTCCTTTTATAGTAAAAAGGAATTGTAACATTTTATTAGTCAATTCTCTTGTCCAACATTGTACTTTAACTTTACGTTTATATAAAGGTTCTTCAGCATCCTTGACAACTAAAGGAACAATATTGGTATTATTATCTAATATTGTCCATTTATGAGTAATATCAACACCAACATCTTTGTAATTTATATTATCCATTAATGGGAATATATAAGCATTATTATAAGACTCAAATAGATAATATTGTCTTCTAAAATTTTCATTTATAGAATGTGCAGTGAACCTGAATACAGAAGCACTATCTGTTGGTTTATCTTCTTTTACAGGTTTCATAATCTTATAATATCTACATGGTGCTATATAATCCCCAACTCCATAATCATTATCAATAGGGAATGTTACTGTTATACTGTTTATTGTCCATCCAAATACACGTCTCACATCATACGTATCTTTATCTTTGAACAATACAACATATCCTTCCTGAAAAAAATCTAACTCTCCAGGATCAAAATCAACATTAATAATAGTAGTACCTGTACTAACAGGTTGAGTTAATGTATTTATATCATGCCATGTTGGAATAAGAAAATACTCAACTTTACGTGCAGCTAATTGAGTTTCAACTGTTTCCCTGTAATCATTAAATTCAAGTAGTTCAATATCATATTCTCTTCTGGGAAGTACACGTAAAGACATACGTTGTTCTGTTCTATCAGAAGCAACTAATACATCAGTTTTCCATGATAATTTTTCTTTTAATGGAGTTATCCAATTATGTGGACTAAGTAGAGTAGCTGTAGTTCCAATAATTACAGGTGCTCTTATTCCTGTAATCCTGAATTGTACAGGTTGTTCACCGGCAACAAAAAAATCAAAAACAGCATCAATTTGTGTTGGCCCTTCAAGAGTTACTTCAAATATAATCTCTTGTGTATAACCAGCAGGTAATGAAAATGGAGCAATTAATGATAATCCAGTCTCACCATCAATTATATTTATTCCTTCATCACCAGAAGTATGTACTTGTATTGATTGTGCAGTATCACAAGGATTATAAAGGAATATTCGGATATATTTATATATTAAAATATATCCTAAATCCCAACGTGCCTGTGGTACAGTATGCAGAATATTGTAGAGAAATGCCCTTCTGTTGCATGTTTGTTCAGTAGCAACTACAGAACAGCCAGCATATAAGTCTATATCAACTTTATATCCATCATATGCAGTAGGCATTAATCTTCCACCTCAATTCCTATGCCAACATAATCATTATGAAAAGACATTTCTCTGACTAATAATATTGGATTAGGACATTGTGTTTTACTAACAAAAGAGATATCATCATCATTTGCATCTACACCATTTTTTGTCCAATGAACAACTGGTATAGGATAATATGGACTAGCAATACCAAATAAATTGTATTCTACAAAATATGCTAACGGTTGTTGTGATATATGATCATGTGGGATTCTAAAGAACCTCCACGCACCATAAGTTTCACCATAAAAATTACCGTATCCTCTTTCATACCTACGGATTGAAATAGAAGTATCTACATCATTTGATGGAGATGCCTCAGCCCACATTTCATCAGCACGTGCCCATGTTGGTAATTTCTGTGCCAGTACCCCGTAATGTGTACCATAACTTGTACCGTAACCAATATCCAAAAAATCAGGATTATTATAAAACGGTTGGTTATAATAAACATACCCTGGGCATATATCAAAAGCTTTGTATGCTGTCTGCTTAGGCATATTAGGCTACCCTGAATACATATCCACGTTGTTTCTCAGTATTACTACGGTCATCATAAATAACTACATATTGCCCGCCATTATGATCTATTATATCACCCATATGGTATTCTAATTGTGCGGGGCAACTGCTAAACAAGTATTTAAATGTTCCGATAGGATGCCAATTATTATAGTTAGTAGCACTTGTTTTATGTAAGTAAAAAGGAATAAAGGGCAATGCTAAACTATATATAGGAAATTTTATAAAATCGGCAAAGTGATAAGATCCAAAATTCATTCCAATACATCTGTTATAATTTGATGATCCATATCCAGAAGTGAAATTATTCCCCTGCATCCATAAATATGGTGCTGTACCAACATCACCTACATTACCACCCATTACAGTAAAAGAACG